GCGATCCGCTGGCGAAGCGTCATTGCGGGTTCGCAGTGTGGACGCCGAAGGGTTTTGACTGGGTGTACCGGAAGTTTATCTCGCACCCGGTGGAAGGCTATGAGGCGATTCAGGCGAGGCCGTACGAGAACCGGTTCCTGCTGGATCAGGTGCCGGATTTCTACGACCGGCTGAAGGCGAGTTACGACGAGACGTTTTTTCGGCAGGAAGTGCTGGGCGATTACCTGAACGCGCGGGGCGGGCTGGTGTATGCGGCGTTCCGGCGCGATCAGAACGTGGCGGATGTGGAGATGAATCCGGCATTGAATCTTTACTGGGCGCTGGATTTCAACGTGGACCCGCTGTGCTCGCTGGTGGCGCAGGAGTTTATGGGCGAGATCCGGGTGCTGGACGAAATTGTATTGCGAAGGTCTACAACGGAGCACGCATGCGAAGAGTTCGAGAGGAAGTTCGGAAGGCCGCAGGCTGGCGTGGTGGTGTGTGGGGACGCGAACGGCACGTCGACACACACGGCGTCGGATTCGACGGATTATCAGGTGATTCGGCGGTATTTTTCGGAGCGCGGCGTGAAGCTGCGGATGAACACGCCGAAGTCCAACCCGAGCGTAAGGGACCGGGTCGCGACCGTGAATGCGAAGCTGTGCAGCGCGGCGGGCGACGTGAGCATGATGGTGTCGCCTCGCTGCAGGGAATTGATCGACGACTTCGAGCAGGTGGCGTACGAGGAAGAATCGACGCAGATCGATAAGAACAAGGACCGGAAGAGGACGCATGCGTCGGATGCGCTGGGGTATTTGATCTGGCGGGAGTTTCGGGAGAATAACACGATCGGGGAGCGGGGGCAGCGGTTGTTTTGAAGGGGAGCCGGGGTGGCTCGGGGCTATGGTCGTCGAGCTTCGCTCGACCCCACAGGCTGAAGCCTGACCCACCTGGTACCCACCGGGGCAGGAGGCAGGCACAGGTTGTGGGTGTGCCGGTCGGGTTGGCGTCGAGCTTCGCTCGACTGGGCCGATTGACAATCGGCCTGCAGGTTGCCAACCTGCCCCTCATGGCTGCTTCATAGGCTGCCCGCTGTGTGAGGGTGGCGCCTGGCTCAGGTCTACCGCGGAATTGGAGAGAAAAGCGTCGAGATGAGTCTCGACGCGGCAGGCACGAGGGCCCGCGCCACGGGTGCGGACAGGCAGGAAAGCAAGGGGCCGGGTCGGGCTGCCAGAGAAGCTGAAGAGACGGTGAGAACAGATATGAGCGAAACGGTTCAGACGAATCAACATATTACACAAGAGCATCCGGACTATGTGTCGCGGGCGCGGATGTGGCGGCGGTATCGCGATATCTACGCCGGCGGGGAAGAGTTTCGGAAGAATGCGGCGGAGTATCTGGTGCGTCGTCACAAAGAACCCGCGGAGGTTTATCAGGAACGGCTGGGACGCGTGTTCTATGAGAACTACGTCGGGTCGATCGTGGACTGGTATGCCGCGACGCTGATGCGCGAGGAGCCGGTGGTGGAGTTCACTGGAGGCAGCGGCCCGTCACGGGAGTTTTTCGGGCAGTTCGTACAGAACTGCGACCAGAGGGGTACTACGCTGACGCAGTTTTTCCGCCAGCAGCTGATTGAGGCTTTGGTGTGCGGGAAAGCGTACGTGGTGGTGGACTTTCCGCGCGCGTCGGGAGATGTTCCGGCGCGGTCCCGGGCCGAGGAAGACGCTCTGGGGCGGAGCCGGGGATACCTTATGCCATGTTCGGCCGAAGAGGTCATTAACTGGAGCTACGACGATCGTGGAGAGCTGGAATGGGTGGTCACCCGGACAACCATGTTGAAGCAGGACGGCGTGAAGTCGCTCGGGTGGAAGAAAGAGACGCGGTGGACCTATTACGACCGGGAGAACTACGAGACTTACGAGCAGGGGAAGCAGATCGAATTAATGGAGCGCGGGCGGCACGGATTTGCGGGGATCGCCAAGGTGCCGGTGTTCGAATTGCGCGTAAGCGACGGGCTATGGCTGACGAATAAGGCGGCCACGCTGCAGCTGGAGCACTTCAACAAATCGAATGCACTGGCGTGGGCGATCACGATGGGGCTGTTCGCGATGCCGGTGATCTATTCCGGGAAGACGTGGGATCAGGTGGTGGGCGAGAGTTACTACATCCAGATGGACCCGGGCGATCACTTTGGATGGGCGGAGCCGGAAGGCAAAGTTTACCAGATCGCGTCGGACAATCTGAACCGACTCAAGGACGAGATTTACCGGGTGTCGTATCTGATGCAACAGGCGGGCGAAGGCGGCGGGACGATGCAATCGGGCCTGAGCAAGCAGTGGGATTTCGCAGTTACTCAGGAAATTCTGAGCGCGTACGGAGATGTGGTGAAGGACGCGATGCGGAATGTGATGAACGCCGTGGCGGCAGCGCGGCAGGACGACCTTACCGTGGACGTAACCGGGGTGGATTCATTCGACATCACGGACTTCAGCACGGAGGCAGCAGATGCCGCTAGTTTGCTGCAACTGGGAATTGAGTCGCCGACCCTGAAGAAGCAGGTGTTCAAACGGGTGGCTCTGAAGTACTTGTGCGATGCGCGCCAGGAAATCAAGGATCGTATCGCGGAAGAGATCGACTCGAAGTAGAGGAGGCGAGATAAGGACAAACATGGACGAATCTGTGGACGTGCAGACGATCGTACAACAAGCGATCAACGAATACATGCGGCAGGACTCCGCGAGGCGGGAGCCTGCGTACAAGACGGAACTGCAGGAAGAACGCAGGCGTCGCGAGCAGCTGGAAAAGCGGCTGAACGAGATGGGGGAAGAGAACAAGCGGGCACGCGCGGTTGCCGAGGAGGCACAGCGGGCGAGCGCGATCCGCAGCGAGCTGCAAAGGCTGGGCGTGGTGAAAGTCGATCTGGCTTATAAGGCCGTACAGGACGGAATCGTCCGCACCGAGGATGGCCGCGTGGTGGCGCGAGGCGAAAACGGAGAGCACGGAGACAAGTCTCTGGGCGAGTTCCTGACGGGCTTCGTGCAGGAGAATCCCGAGTTTCTGCCGGCGCGTATTGCCGGGGGGACGGGGATGACGGGCACCCAGAAGGCTGCGCCGACGAGTTCCGGATCGATCGATCTGGACAAGATCGGGCCGTCGATGAGTAAAGAAGATCTGGAGCGGGCGCGGCAGGAGATATTGCGGGTCGCGTCGCAGTCGCTGCGGTAAGGGATTCCGGGGGGTCGGGCGTTCTCACCTGGTGACGCGATGCGTCACCGGGCAGGCGATTGAGAAGCGCGGCGTTGCGGATGGACGAAGAACGATAGCGGCCGATGCCGCGGGCGAGGGGAAAAGGGAGGGCTTCGGCTCTCCCTTTTTTCATGGACCCGAAGAGAAGAAAAAGGAGAAAGATGCCTTCAATTACGTCAGCAAATGTAGCAAATGCAATCGTGAAACTGGTGGCGGCGGATGCGCTGCCAGCCCTGGTCGGGAACCTCGTGATGGGGAACCTGGTGAATCGCGATTATGAGCCGGTCCTGGCGCAGGCGGGCGATACGGTCAATGTGCCGATCGCGCCGCAGCTGGTGGCCAATAACATTGCGGAAGGTGGGGCGGTGCAGCCGCAGAATCCCAGCCTTTCGAATGCACAGATCGTGCTGAACTCGCACGTGGAAGCCACCTTCCAGATTCCGGATATCACGAAAGTTCTGGCGGTGCCGGATCTTCTTCGCGTATATATGCAGCCGGCTGTGGTGGCGATCGCGGAGCGCATCGAGAGCGATCTGCTGAACCTGTATGCGGGCTTCACGGCGAATTCGCCGCTGGGCTCGGCAGGCACGCCGATCACGGAAGCGGTGATCGATCAGGCGGAAACCGCGCTGTTCCAGGCGAAGGTTCCGACGAATCGTCCGAAGTACCTGATTGTCGACAGCAACACGTATTCGCAGATGCGCCAGATTCCGCGCTTCAGTGAATTCCAGACCGCCGGCGAGGCCGGTCTGCGGACGATGATCGACGGAACGATCGGGAAGCTGAAAGACTTCTACGTGTTCCGTTCGCAGTACGTGCCGGCGACGGGCAGTTCGCCGCTGAACACGCATAACCTGGCATTCGAAAAGGATGCGATCGGTCTGGTGGTCCGGCGTCTGCCGCAACCGCTGCCGGGAACGGGTGCGATTGCGGAGTACGCGGAACTGGGCAACTTCGGCATGCGAGTGACGATGAGCTATCAGCCAAATACTCTGTCGCAGCAGTTCACGGTGGACGTGCTGTACGGTTGCGCGGTACTGCGCAACAACCACGCGGTGCAGATCAACAGCTAGCCGGCGCTTCTCACGAGTATTCACGGTTTGGCGGATGGTGCGTGTATTGGGCGCCTGTGTCTGGGTACGGGTCGAGGATGAGTCTCGACACGGCAGGCACGAGTGCCCGCGCCACGTCACTTCGGAGGTGTGAGAGATGTGGGCGAGTCCTTTGTCCCGGATACGGGATGGAGGTGTCTTTTTGGGGCAGGCGGTGGGGGCAGGCGGTGGGGGCAGGCGGCGACGCCTGCCCCATTTTTATTTGAGATAGGGAGAAAACGATGGACTTGCGGTCTTACTACAAAAAAGTTCGTGATGCGGAAGCAACCCTCAAAGGGCGCGACTGCGTGCTGGTGAGTCTGGAGACCACCGAGGGCGGGAAAGCGGGCATCCGCACGGAAGCGCCTCGCAACGTAGCCGCGCGGTTGATCGCTGAACAGCGGGCGCGGGTTGCGACCGAACAGGAAGCCCGGGAGTTTCGCGAAGGTTTGCGGGCGGCGCGTGAACAACATGAGCAGCAGGAAGCGGCTCGCCGAGTTCAGGTGGTCGTGATGCCGGCCACGGATTCCAGGAGTTCGACGAAGGACAGGAGTTAAGGCTATGGCACTGTTCACGGATGGGCCCGCGTGCACGATCGACGATCTGATCGCGGAAGATTCGGCGTTGTTGACGACCGCGGAAACGGTGGGGATCAATGTGACGGCGAAGCTTCGGCTGGCGATGGGCGAAGTGCAGTCGGAACTGGAAACGTGGCTGCTGAAGCCGCAGCCGGCGGCGCCGATGTCGGCACCAGGAGTGGCGTGGCTGCAATCGCCTGGGATCGCGCAGGTGGTGGTAACGCCCGAGTTGGCGCGGTGGGAAAAGATGCAGGCGCTCTCGATGGTGTACCGGGACGCGTATTTCAGCCAACTGGTGGACCGCTATCAGGGCAAGTGGGACGAATACGCGAAGCTGACGCGGTATGCGCGGGACCAGTTTGTGGCAAACGGGATCGGATTGGTGAATAGTCCTGTGCCGCGCGCGACGCTGCCTGTGCTGGGGACGGAGACCGTTTTGTCGGTGCAGCCGGGTGGCAATTTCTATGCGTGCATTGCGTGGGTGAATGGCGCGGGGCAGGAAGGCGCGGCATCCGATGCGGCGTCGATTGTAGTGCAGGCGGGAAGCGTAATGACGTTGATGGCGAGTGGCGCGCCGACGAATGCGGCGGGCTTCAACGTTTATGTGGGAACGGCGCCAGGTGCGTTGACCCTGCAGAATTCAACGGCACTGCCGGTGGGTGTTTCGTTTACCTGGATACCGGGGCTTTTTACGAGCGAGCAGGCACCGGGGACGGGGCAGAAGCCGGACTATGTGAAGCCGTTGCCGCGGACGATGTTGCGGGGGTAAGCGGGCGTTTGGACCCGGGCCTGGGTGGAACGCGTCGGAGAACGCGGCTATCGCCGCGTGTCCCCGGCATGCGTCTGTGTTGTGGGGCAGGTGGAGGAATTCGACGCGGCAGAGACAAGTGTCGCGGCCGGTTTGGGTAATGGTGTTCGGCGGGGAAGGGAAAGGGGAAACGAATGGCGGGATATACGGGATCGGTGACGGCGCAGGTACTGGCGTTGCTGACATCCACTGTGAGCGGAGTCAATGCACGGATCGCCGCAATTGAGGGGAACGACACGACGCTGAAGGGCGTCGGGATTCGAGCCATCACGGCGCAGAACGTCAGCATCGAACTGGCCGAGAGCGCCGGACAAACGCAGTATCCGGCGCTGTTCGTTTACTGCACGAAGATGGAGAACCTGTTGCGCGAGAAGTCGCGGGCGCTTTCCGGCAGGGTTCATCTGGCGATCGAAGTCCGGCTGACGCAGGAAAAGCTTCAGGGGATCGAGCAGAACACGGAGATGTATGTGGATGCGGTATGCGCGATGTTGGGCGACTCGCGGGGCGACTGGGGAGACGGAACGCAATACGCGGGCGGCTATTCGGTGAATTACGAGCCGGTAGTGAAGGGCGGAAAGAACTTTGTACAGAGGGCGAAGGTGAACTTCGCACTGGAGGTCAGCGAATAACGTATGTCATACATTTCATCGAATGCAAACCGATGGTATTGCGCGCGGGAAGCCGCTTACGGGGCGGCGGGGACGATCACGGCCGCCAATCGAATCCCGGCCGTAGCCATGAAGGTTCAGAACCAGCGGGACAAGAGTCAGCGTAAGGACAAGACCGGGACGCGAACCTGGGCAGGGATGCCGGCCCAGATGCGGCGGCATACGACGTTTGACGCTACATCCTACGTGCGGGATTGGGCGGACCCGACGAATCTGCCGCCTCACGGGCCGCTGGTGGAAGCGGCGCTGGGTGCGCAGGGAAACCTGTGGGCCGGCGGCACGGCGAATACGGGATGCACGACGTCGACGATCACTTTTCTCGCACCGCATCTGCTCACGCCGGGTCAGGCGATTGTATCGGCGGGAGAGATTCGCTTCGTGGCGGTGGTGCTGAATCCGCAGACGGTGATCGTTAACGCGCCGTTTTCCGTGGCCCCGGTGGCGGGCGTGCCGTTCGGGCTAACCGCCACTTATACGCTGGCGCAGCAATTGCCCAGTGTGACCGTGTTCGACTACTGGGATCCGATCACAGCGGTGCAAAGAATTCTGCCGGGGACCGCTGTGGATCGGATGACTGTTTCGATGAACGGCGACTTTCATGAACTCAAGTTTCAGGGCATGGCTCAGGACGTGGTGGATAGCGCCTCGTTCCAGAGCGGGCAAGGCGGAATGTCGACATTTCCGGCGGAACCGACGCCGGGAGCAGTCGATTACGCGCTGGTGCCGGGAAACCTTGGCCAGGTGTGGATGGGCGTGATTTCCAACCAAGTGTTTACGGTGACGCAGGCTTCGGTGGAGATCCGCAATAATCTGGCGTTGCGAGAGAAAGAGTACGGAGCGATCCTGCCGCTGGCGATCGCGCCGGGCGCGCGTGAAGTGACGATGTCGCTTGAGTTCTTCAGCCAGGACGACCTTCCGACGGCGGCGTTATATCAGGCTGCCCGGCAGCAATCGCCCCTGGGCGTGATGTTCCAGTTGGGGCAGAACGCGGGGCAACTGATGGGGGTCTACCTGAAGAGCATGATTCCCGACGTCCCGGAGTTCGACGATTCGGAAACACGGCTGCAATGGAAGTTCAAAGACAGCCGCGCGCAGGGAACCGTGGAAGACGAAGTGGTGGTGGCGTTTGGATAACGGGGAGCAGCAATGGGAGAGCCGCCGCGTGGTGGCCTCCGTGGCCCTGCCGGGCGTGGAACTGGTGATTGCGCGCATGACCTTCGGACGCCGGCTGGAGCTGATGAAACAGGTTCGCGATCTGGCGACGCGGATCGAATACTTCGAGGCTGGACGCGACGAGAAGAATCGCATGGAGGCCAGTCTGCTGGGCGCCCAGATGGACAAACTCTATTTGG